TGAGAGATTGGTAATACCTCTCACCACAAAGGACACGAAGAGCACTAAGGTGGAAGAAGCGGTGAACGCTTCGCGTGGGGTGTTCGATCCTCAGCTCGATGTATTATTGCAAGCAGCCGCTGAACATTTATACGGCGATGGCTTGGATCTCTCCCAGCGGATCTGGAATGTGGACCGTGAAGCGCAGGATGGGATTTCATCCATTTTGATGAAGGGAATTGCCAACAGTGATTCTGCGTGGGACATTGCGCAGCAGCTCGAGCAGTTCCTGGGAGCGAACCAGGATTGCCCGCGCTGGACTTCGACCAGGCTGTATGGTCGCACGAAGAGTGAGATCGCTTCTGGTGATACCACCGGCCTGTTGCGTGGTGATCAGTGTGATGGTTCTGGAGTTGCCTATAACGCATTACGCCTGGCACGAACTGAGATCCAGAAGGCGCATGCACTGGCCACCGATAAGATCCTAATGAGCCAGCCCTGGGTGGAAAAAGAACAAATCCATTTAAGTGCAGCTCACCCCACTACAGATATCTGCGATAGCGTGATCCAGGATGGTGAAGATGGGCAAGGGATTTACGACGTAGGTTCGATTGAATTGCCTCTTCATCCAAACTGCCTTTGTTATAAGACCGCGGTGCTGATGGACGAAAAGGCATTCACATCCAAACTGAACAAATGGTTGAAAGGTGGAAGCTGGTCCGCAATGGATGATTATGCAAAGCTGATCGGCGGTGATATAAGCCAATCTATTTTGCCCAATGCGATCAACCTGGCTGTGTGGCTGTTCAGTGATCAACTGGAGAGTTGGATGAAATGAGCTTAAGTGACGATATCAAAACCGCGCTCGAAGCAGATAATGATCTGATGACACTGCTCACCGGCGGGATCTTCAACAACGTGCGAGAGATCAATAAGCAGGATACTCCCTCAGCGTTCGATGCAGAGAAGGAGATCAAACCATCTGCATTGATCAAGCTGGGCACAGAGTCACGCCTGCGGAGCGGGATCAACAATTCAGTGAACACACCGTTCACGATCTATTTTTACCAGCGCAATGGATATGACGTGATCGAACCGGCGATGATTTTGGTTTTCAACATCTTGAATGAACAGAAGGTGGGAGATAATGTTTGGAACATTGAGTTCGATGCTGCAGTAAATCAAGAGCGAGACTGGGCACTGGATTGCACACTCGGCTCTCTGAGATTTGTAGCCAAAAGGCTACGATAAATTGCCCTCACCCTTCACCCTCTCCCGAGGGGAGAGGGGAGGAATAAATAAGGAGATTTAGAAATGACACTTGATACACATGCAAAACCGTATGGGCTGAGCGATATAAAAATCGTTTCGATCGACGGATCGGTGGAAGTTGATCTTCCAGCAGCCACCAAGCTCTCGTTCAAAGAGCGCATCAAATCGGCTGAGGGTCCTGGGGATGACAAACTCTCAACAGTGGTCGCTGTTCGGGATGCGGTCGAATGGGAGCTGGAAGCCACAGGTTTACCGCTCGAGGCTATGGCAGTGATGTATGGCGTTGAGACGAACACCACCGGTTCCACACCCAACCAGGTGAAGACGCTGAGCCACCCTGGTGCAGTGCGTCTGCCTTACTTCAAGATCTTTGGCAAGAGCCTGGGTGAAGGCGATGATGACGTTCACTGCGTGATCTATAAAGCTAAAGTAACTGAAGGCTTCGATGGCATGATGCAATATGGTGAGCTGATGAAACCCACCATCAAAGGACTTGGCATCGACGATGAAGTCAACGGCATTTACGACTGGATCCAGAACGAGACCGCCACAGACCTGCTCGAATCATCGTAGGTGAGCCATGACCAGGAAAAATGGCACAGATGCTCTTGAGCAATCTGAAACTGCAAAAAGAGTCAACCTGGCTGAGTGGCGCGCCAACCGCATTCATGAAATGGATCTGCCCAGCGGACTGCATGTAAAAGTCCGTGATGTCACCATGACCGACTTGATGATGACGGGCAGATTGCCAGAAACCGTTTTGGACCTGGCAAACGAAACCGCCAAGAATGGTAAAGAGGACTTCGACCTGAAGGTGCTTGCCAAGAACGCAGGCGATTTCAACAGCATGCTGAATGTGTTGGTGGAGCTTTGCCTGGTTGAACCGAAGATCGGCGAAGCCCCGGACGATGAGCACATCACTCTGGCTGAGTTGTCGGCAAACGATAAGTTGGAAATGTTCAACTATCTCAACCGAGAAGCCCAGGCGGTGCGCTCCTTTCGCGAAGGATAGGACGCATCTGTGGAGGCTGTATAACGCAGCCACTGCCTATGGCAAACGACCCAGTGATTTTTTTCAATTCGAAACAGAGCTGGGTGCCTGGCAAATGGACGAAGCCTGCCTAGTTATTGGAAGACGCATCGAGAACAATTTGAGCAATGGCAAAGATGCGTTCGAAGGTTTATCACCAACTTCTTCCCACAAGGGAAGATATCGAAGCGCAAAAGGAAGGAAGCCACTTAAGAAGATGAAGATCCCGAAAAGTGGAGTCTGGTAGTGCATGACAATTACTCTGGGTAGTGCATACGGAAAAGTAATCATCGATTCGACTGGCGTGCAGCGGGGTGTTGCGAGTGCGACCAGCAGCCTGCGAACTTTGCAGGTTGCCGGACTGCAAGTGGCAGGAGCCCTGCAGAACATCGGGGCAGGGATGACTGCCGGCATCACAGTGCCTCTGGCTGTGGCGGGCAAGAAGGCTTTTGACGTTTTCAGAGAATTCGAACAAAGCCTGAATGTATTGAAGGTTGTAAGCAACGCCACAGAAGATGAGATGAAACAGCTCTCTGACCGAGCCAGGGAGCTGGGTGAAGACCTGACTTTGCCAGGCACATCAGCAGCTGATGCAGCCAACGCGATGGCAGAACTTGCCAAGGCGGGTTTGAAGGTAAACGATATTCTGGACGCATCAAGGGGCGTATTACAACTCAGTGTAGCAGGACAAATCGACAATGCACGGGCAGCGGAGATCACTGCCAATGCGTTGAACGCTTTCCATTTGGAAGGGAGTAAAGCTGTAGAGGTGGCAGATCTGCTTGCTGCTGCAGCACTCGCATCATCTGCCGAAGTTAAGGATCTAGCGGACTCATTGCAGATGTCTGCGGCGGTTGCTGCCATGTCTGGAATGGAGATCAACGAACTAGTCACAGCACTTGGACTGATGGCAAACGCCGGCATTCAGGGTAGTGATGCAGGCACCAGTGTGAAGCAAATGTTGCTTCAGTTGCAAACCCCCACCAACAAAGCAAAAGATTTGATGCGCGATCTAGGGATCGATGTCTATGACGCAGCTGGCAATATGAAGTCGATGCGGGACATCATCCGAATATTCTCCACTCAACTCAAAGGGCTCACGCAAGAGGAAAGAAATTATGCATTGGGCGTTATCTTTGGAAGTGATGCGATCCGAGCCGCCAATATTGTGCTGATGCAGGGTGTGGATGCCTATGACCAGATGTTCGAGTCTGTCAATAAAAGTGGAGCTGCCGCGGGACTAGCCGCTTCGATGATGCAGGGTTTGACGGGTGAAATCGAGAATATCCAAAGCGCGTTCGAAACTGCCTCGATCGCAGCGATTGAACCATTCAAGGATGATCTGAAAAGTATTCTGCATCTCGTTGCAATGGCGTTGAATGCGTTCTCTGCATTGCCAGAGCCGGTGAGAAAGATGATCGTGATTTTCGCATTATTTGCTGCAGGGCTTGGACCGGTTTTGTTCATTGGTGGAAGTGTTTTAGGATTTGTTGTGAATTTGACGCTGGCGATGCAGGCACTTGGAATTACAGTGCCTGTGGTTTCTGCCACGCTCACAGGGTCGTTGCTGCCTGCGCTGGGGGCAGTGTTCGCGGCGTTATTGCCAATCATTGCTATTCTGGCAGGTCTCTTCTTTTGGCTGGGGATCATATACCTGGCATGGAAATTCAACTTCCTGGGGATGCGAGACAACCTTACAGCGTTCGTCAAGATCGTCAAGGCGCTGTGGAATGCATTCACTGCCTTCCTGCGTGGTGATACGGAAGCAGCATTGGAATATTTGAAAGAAGCGTTCGGTGTACTAGGGGATCGGATCAACGAGATATTTCAGCATATCTTTGGCATCACTGATGCGTGGGATAGATTCCTGGAATTCATGAGGCAGGCATTAGGAAGGGTGGTGAGCTACATCAGTGACGTGTTCACTAAAACGGATTGGTCGCAGCTGGGAAAGTACATCACGTTTGGAATCGCCAATGGTTTGTTGTTCGGCATTCCAGGTTTGATCCTCGCTGCAACTCAGGCTGTGAAAGCTGTCTTGGATACGTTTGACACTCAACTGGATATGCACTCCCCTTCAGGTGTGATGGAGAAGCGTGGTATCTGGTCTGCGATGGGCTTTGCTCAGGGGTGGAATAAAGCGATGAATCCCAACGATGTGGCATCGATGATGTCCAAGCCCTTGACGAGCACGAACAACCAGCAAACCATTATCCAAAACTTTTCAGGTGGTGTGACCATGCGAGAAGTGAGCCATGTGATCGATCGGCGCATTGATGAACTTGCCAATCAATTGATCTTGAATTTTGGAGGA